TTCCATCTCGTAAATCATCACATACTGATGTTCATCACTCCTCAAAAGGAGGTGACTACTACACAGGTCGTGGTGATGACTTGTTACCTGATAGACCACAACGTATTAACCAAAGGAAACAGAACTCAAAAGATAAATCTAAGAAAGATCCGCTCCGATCCTTTTATGCGTTAGTACGATTGTGCAATTCGAACGATATTACTAATCGATTCGATATCAGGGGTCCTGGGTTACTGCATTCAAGTGCAGCTGCCAAGAGATGGAAGCCCTACAGCTGGGTAAGAAAGAACTTCAATACTCTGCTTCTAAACTGGGATGCTGTCAGAACGTATCTGACCATCCTTTATGGCTTTGTTTCAATTCCAGATGATAGATATATCCTGTCTCCATTGAATAGGAGAATCGTAGCATCTTACATGAAATTCTGTAAGATGATGATCTATTATCAGGATCAGAAATTGAAACTGTCTAATGAAGCGCATGAGGTCAGGTGCAAGGCACTCGGAGTGCATACTCAACGTCGATTTAAGAACCGTGGCAAAACTGTAAATAATCTATTTATTGCCTCATCTATAAATCGCGCGTATCGCTTCTTGCGACCTTCCCGTGACGATATTGACAAAGAAGTTCGATCTGCCTGGGTACGATTAACGGAACAAAAAGAGGAGATTTCACAAGAAATCTTGGCGGAAGTAAAGACGTTCATTGATCAACAATTTATCTTACATCCTCGATTAAGTTCGAAGATGTGTACAATTGCTAATCTCACGTGTTTACCTCAACCAGGACTGAAATCCGTCGTTAACAAAAAGGCGTCTGAAGGAGGTTGTAATGAAATAATTCAAAGATATACAAGAATAATGACCTCCAACAGTTCCCCTGCAACCGTACCTAGTTTCTTGAACTATCCGATGGGAATGTTTGAATCCGAATTTGTTGATGAAGAGAGAGAGATGAATCTAAATTCCGTCTTTGACCATGTCGTCTACGACAGGGACATTGACGTCATGGATCTTCATCATCATTACGAAGAACAAGAACTCAAACAAGTCCAATCTACGGACAAGAAACCGGCCAACCCAAGTATGCCTGAAATATTCCAGGAAGCAATAAAACGATCACTCGATCCTATGTTTAAACATAATATCTTAAAAGGTGAAGTGTTCGGTTTAGTGATGCCTGATGGAAAAATCAGAGCTCCAACGAAACATACATCAGAAGTAGTATGGATCGCTCGTTCTTTGAACGCTTTTCTTTTACCATTTGTTAAACACTGGTCCATTTCAAGGACCGCGATTAGAGGAGAAAAGGTAGAACTGAGACGACCGATCACGTTGGAGCCGACATACTTGTACTCAGCAGACTTTTCGAAGTCGACTGACCAAATTTCTATAAAAACAACTCGTGAGGTATTAAAACATTTAGTTAAGCACGTGGAATGCCCATCTTGGATTGAGTCCGCGATAGACATTACCGTAGGCCCTCACTCGTTGCAACTTGGTCAGGACATATATTCCAATGAAAAAAGTACGTGCGGCGCTTTAATGGGACTCGGACCATCATGGACCGTATTATCTTTATTAAATGCATATTGCGCATCGCACACGAGCCGCGGGTCGTTTAAAACCTGTGGAGATGACCTCATTGGATTATGGACTTCTTCGGAAATTGCTGAGTATGAAAGAAAAGTGAGTTTGGTGAAACTTGTTTTAAATAAAAAGAAAAGTTTTACAAGTCCTTCGCATGGCGTGTTCTGTGAAAAATTAGTCAAAAAGACCAGTAACACCCGTGCCGAAACCATTTCATTCATAAGGTTGGCTCAAGCTGTAGGTATGAGAAGCATTGAAGGAAGTAAGGGCATTTTAATCTCAGACGTACTGTACAATATAGGTACAGAGGCTAAGCGTCATACAATTATCCAAAAGAACAAAGAAGTTGACGTTAGCTCGAAACAAATACGTAGATGTTGCCTGCGTACTTCCAAAAGATTTGCTTTAAGTCATCAGTGTGGGCGAAGAGCAATCCCAGGAACCTTCAGTCAAGGAGGCTCCGGGGCATCAAAAGCTGATGAACGAACGGTACTAAGCTACCTGTTGTTCGGTCCGATGGAATTATCCTCTAAGACTCGTCGAAAAGAGCAACAACAGGTGTATCAGCAAATCAAAGACAGATTAAGTAAGTTAAAAGGTACTTCGGGAACCAAAAGGGTATCCTGTGATGAAGTCTTGGTGTACATAAAATGTCAACAAGAACTCCAAACACGTCAAAGTAGTGACTTTAGACCTTACTCTACATACGCTCGTAGCAGAAAATCTCTCGTCAAGGATATGACTAAGAGAATTAAAGCCGTTGATTATTACATGCGTATGGGTGGTATAACTAAATCCGTCTTACAATGCATTCTCAAATCGAAAGAAAGACTTCATATTAGAGCATTGACGCCAACTGTAATATCAAGGATGGTGTACTATACCATTAGGAAACAGTGGTCGAAACTAATACATTACCTGGGCCAAAATTGGAACATTAACGTTGAAAGTAGCCAAGTCGAAGAGATTCTTTCGAGCTCCGAACTCAAGAAGGTTGAGCAGCATAACCTAAAGCTGCAACCAGTTCAAGAGAACTGGAAATCTACCGTAGA